CCTATGCACGATTCGGATGGTATTTCACCCGGAACTGTACAACCTACTCCGGGCGCGTGAAGTCATCGTCATCAAGAACGCCACAGCCGCCGCGGTAGTCAGCGGAAAGCCTGCACCGTCACATCCGGACGTGTACACGGTCTGGGGTGCGATTGATAACGCGCAAGAACAAGGGCGGGTCATGGAATTCAAGGTCAAGCGTTGGGAGGCAAAATGACCGATGTCATTCAACTTATTCAAACGACACTTGACACTGCTTTCACTCCGCCACAAGTCGGCACCACCCCATCCCCGCCGAGTGTAAAAACATTCTGGCTTTCAAGGCGGGATATTGACGCCGAGACGAACGGGAATGAATACATCGTGTACTCCGTTGAAGAGCGCGTACCAGAAGCAGGGGCGGACGGCGGGGAGTTGATATTTCGCTCCTATGTCACCATCCGTTACTTTGTACAGTGCGGGCTTATCGGCGATAACGCCTCATATGCCACGATAAAGACGCGGATGAATACAGCGCGAACCGCTCTGTATAATGTCGGGTTTGACATATCGAGCGGGTGGCGGGATGTAGGGGACGTTGACGCGATTGGCTATGAAACATTCGTGCTTAGCGCGGAATACACGGAGGCAGAGCGTGGCAACGACTAATCTTGGCAACTTTGTACAAGCAGTAAACCAAATCATTGACGGGATAGCAGAAGATGTGTCTGAGCGTATCGAGGACGGACTTGACAGAAGTCAAGACTACCTTAAAAGGGAGCTGAAGAAGGCAAGTCCTGTTGATACGGGCGAATACGCCGCCTCATGGAAGACAGGCGCATCAGGCAGAGGGTACAGGCGTATTATCAACGACCGCAAGGTAAAATGGCGCGGTCGCTACACGCACTTAGCAGGCATCCTTGAGTATTCTACCAATCACAGCCGCCCGCACATTGAAACAACCCGCCGAAATGCGCGGCGGCAGATCATCGAAATATTGAAGGAGTCCATAGGAGGTAAAAATGGATAACCTTGTTAACTGGGGCTTAGTAGCCTCGGCATGGGCTAAAATCACCGTTGACGCAGACGGGAATGACGTGTATGGAACCCCGACAAAGTTCAAAGGGGCGCGCTCCATTACATGGACACCCGCGGGCGACCAGGTCAAGGTGTATGCAGACGGCACTACCGTCTACACCGGCAAAACCAACGATGGCTATACAGGCACGATGGAATTTACCAACATTGAAGAAGAATTCGCCAAGTATGCGCTCGGTGAATTGGTTGACGCGAACGGCATACAGTACGAACCGCAGGAAGCCGATGTCAATCGCTTTGCCCTCCTTTGGGAGTGGGAGGGTGACGTGAACCGCGCCCGCCATTGTATGTTCAACTGTACTGCCAACCGCCCAGACCTGTCCGCGACCACCAAAGGTGACGGCGGTTCCAAGTCTGCGCAATACCAGACTATCAACCTTGTAGCCATCCCGCGGCAGAATGATGAAGTGGTCAAAATCCGAACACGATCCAACACCGCTTCAGCAATTTATAATGGATGGTTCAACTCCATCCCCGCTATCAGCGCGGTAAGCGACCAACTTGTAACCATCACCGTCAACGACGGCACCGACCCAATCGAGGGCGCGACCGTCATCCTTGACGGAGCGCAGGCACTTACCGACGCAAACGGGCAAGCGGTATTCAGCAAGGGCGCGGGTACTTACGCGGTATTCGCCTCCGCCGAAGACTATGTACCCGGTGCTGACAGTGTCACCGTGGCTTCCGCGGCGGTGAGCAAGACTATCACACTGACAGCAAGCGAATAGAACTTACGGGGCAACGGTCTGAAACGGCAGTTGCCCTCTTTTTTTTGTATAAGGATAAATATGCGAAAGACCTTAGTCATCGGAGAAAAAGAACTGCGCATCAAGGCTTCAATGGGGGTGTTGAGGGCATATCGGGCACAATTCGGAAGCGACATGATACAAGACCTAAACGCGTTGTATGAAGCAACGCACTATGACCCATTTCAGGAAGCCATCAAAAAAACGAACATCATTCCCGCAAAGATGACGGAAGAAGAAATTCAGTCCGCTATTCTTGCGAATGTTGACTTGACTAAAATCAATGAAACGCCATTGATAGACGAACAGACCACTGTCAAGACGCTTCAATGCCTCTGGGCAATGTCCTGTACCTCCGAGTCTTACGATAAATGGGCGGAAGACTATGACGAAATACTGCCCGTGAAAGAAATTATCGCGGCGTTGAATAACGTCTGGACGGAAGCAGGAAAAGTAACGGTTGAATTAAAAAACTAAGCAGAGACGGTTCAGGAGAGACCTCTGAGCCGTCCTATCTGCTATTCATAGACATCATGCGCAAATGCGAACTATCTCTTACGGACTGCGAGGAATGGACACCGGGTATGGTGATGGATTATCTATTCATGAAAGTCAATCAGCAGACAAAGGCAGACGAACCGCAACGAGTCACGCAAAGGGACTTTGACGCATTTTAGGAAGGAGGCAATGTGGCTGATACCGAATTAGCAGTAAAAATTACAGCGCGAACAGATGAATTTGTGAAATCCGTCAAGGACATCCACAGCAGATGCAGTCAAATCGCGCAAGAAATCCGCGAAATCGACAAACAGTTAAAAGACGAAAACGTTGACAAAGTCGCGAAACTCGGAGAAAAACTCGAACTTGTCAAACGTCAATCTGCCTTGGCGGCAAAGGAAGCGGCAAAATACGCCGAACAAATCAAAGAACTGAACGACAGCGGAAAGAAGGGCGCGGAACTAACCGAAGACCAGAAAAAGAAACTTGAAAACCTTACAGAAAGGTACAGTCTGGCACAACAAAAAGCACAGACTTACAAGGCAAGCGTTGAAACTGTCACACGGGAACTCGACAGGGCTTCGAGGGCATCGGAAGAGTTAGCAGACTGCACGGGCGAAGCGGCGGCGGGAGTTGAAGACATCGGCAAGGCTTCCGACAGCACGAGTGAGAGCATTAAATCATTTATCAAGTGGTACAAAGGCAACACCATCATCAGCATTGCCACCAAAGGGCTGAGCGCAATCGTCAGCGCGCTCAAGTCTATTGCTTCCGCGGCATACGAGGCGGCGAAAGCCGTCGTTACGTTTGCCAAGAACTATGCAGACGGAGCGGTTGAGCTGGCGGCAAGTTACGCAGACGCGGCGAGTTACTCCGAGCAGATATTCGGCGATAATGTGGAGAGCGTGCAAAAGTGGGTCAAAGGCAATTCTGCGGCGTTGCGTGTAGGTGAAACATCCTTAATACAGTATGTCAACAAGTTCGGTTCGCTGTTCCGCACCTTTGGTTTTGGCGTTGAAGAATCAACGAAGCGTGCAGAAGAACTGACGCGGTTAGCCGTTGACATCCGCGCCGCGACAGGTGACAGCCTCGAACAGGTCATGCAGAGCCTTACAGCAGGGCTGACGGGCGGTTACAAAGCGTTTCAGCGGTACGGTGTTGTTGTCACCGAAGCAGGCATCAAGGCGAAGGCACTGGCGATGGGACTGGTTGATGTCAAAGTCAACCAAACTGCCGTTGCTGAGGCTTCCAACAAATTGGTAATAGCACAACGGGACGCAAGCAAAGCCCTGAGCAAGTACGGTGAGGACTCAATTGAATACGAAACGGCACAAGTCAAATTAGCAAAAGCAGAAGAGAATCTGGGAGAAGCCTTGGGCGGTAAGGCTCTTGCCTTAGACGATGTAAGCAAGAAGATGGCAACGATGGCAATTCTGACAGAGTCTTTGGCTTTCATTGACGGGCAAGCCGCGAAAGAGTCAGCGTCATACCAGTCACAATTGAGCCTGAAGGAGACACTGTTTGAGAACCTACAGAAGAGCATCGGCGACAAACTCCTGCCCGTCTACAATCAACTCATTACGAAATTCAACGAGTTCATGCAGAGCGATACGGCGCAACGCGCGATACAAGCGTTGACAAACGCCGTCGGGCTTCTTGCGGATGAGATAACAGCGTTCATTGAGTCCGAGAAATTCACGAACTGGGTGACAATTGTATCGAGAAAAATCGAAACCTTCGTCGCATCAGGCAGTCTGGAAAACTGGGTGAACGACTTCTTGGACAAAATGCCTGCAGTAATCGAAACGCTTGAAAGCCTTGCAACAGTCGCCGAAAAAGCACTGAAGCCCATCGTTGCAATTGGGCAAGCAATGAAGAACAAGGATGACTTCAACGAATTAGACAAAGCACTGAAGAACACGCGTGATACCATGCACGAGTTCTGCGAGAGTACAGGCATAGAATACAGCGCGCTGATTACTAATCTGAACAACTTCGCAAAACAAAACGGTGCGAGCGTCACCGAGGTGTTGAACAGTTGGCAGACTCACGCGCCTGAGATACAAACCTATATGCAAGGCGTTGAAGATAAAGCGGCTGAGATGAACAGCAAGGTCACAAGTGAAATCAACGGAGCGGAAGACGCTTTTACAGGGTCGCTGAGCACGATGGCAAGCACCGACACCAGCGGTTTCTCTCGTATCGCAAGCGCGGCGGAGAACGCGGCGGCACGCATCAAGTCAGCGTGGCAGAGCGTGCAGGGCTGGTTATCAAGCCTCGGTGGCTTGAACCTCCCCGGCAGAGCATCAGGCGGTTCGGTGATGGCAGGGCAGGCGTACATGGTCGGTGAAACAGGGCGGGAACTGTTCGTGCCCGCGGTGAACGGCACGATCCTGAACGCGGCGCAGACTGAGCGGGTCATCAACAACCACACCAGCAATAAGACATATGGAGACTTGATAGTCAACGTTACCTCTTACGGCACGGACGCGGCGAGCATCGCAGACGAAATCGGCGCGGCGGTCAATAGACGGTTGAGGATGAGCGGAGGCGCATATGGATAAGACTTGGCTGACTAAATCATCGTTCAAATTCGGCACACTGGATATGTATGCCGAATTTGGCATCATGCTTTCGGGGGAGCCTGAAGACGTTCTACTCCCCGCGCTGAGACAGCGAAAGGTCATCATTCCCCAACGGAGCGGGGCTTACGACTTCGGCGCAAAATACTACGATGAGCGGCAATTGACACTCCCTTGCGTAACAACCAGAACACTAAGCCGTGAGGCAGTGCGAGAAATCGCATATCACCTCTCACGCAAGGCAGAGATACGCGTCTGGAACGAGCCGAACAAGTACTATATTGGCAGGCTGTACAACGCGGTGAACCTTGAGCAGTTGCGCCGTGCGGCGAACCGCTTCACGCTGGACTTCATCTGCGAGCCGTTCGCTTACGGCAGCACGGTTACGGAAGCATTCAGCGGCACAAGTCTGAGTGTTGAATACAACGGCACCGCCGCCACACCGACTTACATCGTCATCACCAACACGGGGTCTACTGCTATTACAGGCTTACGGATTACCCAAATCGATAGAAAGGAAAACTACTAATGTACGCGACCAATTACTACGAAAGTGCAATTATCAACCTTGCCAGAGGACAGAACATCACCGCGCCCGAAAACGTCTACCT